ATGTTTCATAACAAGTCTGTTAACGTTCACGATTTTGCAATGGTTCCACGCGCGGATATTCCTCGTAGTCGTTTTTCAATGCAAAAGACATTGAAAACTACGTTTGATTCAGGTTATCTTGTTCCCATTATGTGTGAGGAGGTATTGCCAGGTGATACGTTTAATGTCAACGTCACGATGTTTGGCCGCTTGGCTACGCCTCTTTTCCCGGTCATGGATAATTTACATTTGGATTCGTTCTTTTTCTTTGTCCCTAACCGTCTCGTATGGACGAATTGGGTCAGGTTTATGGGTGAACAAGATAATCCCTCGGATAGCATTTCATACTCAATCCCTCAACAAGTGTCTCCAACTGGCGGATACGCAGTTGGTTCGCTCCAAGATTATTTCGGCCTTCCTACTGTCGGCCAGGTTACTGCCGGCAACACCGTCTCGCATAGTGCTTTACCGGTACGTGCATATAATCTGATTTTCAATGAGTGGTTTCGCGATCAAAACCTTCAAAATTCCGTTACCGTCAATACAGGTGATGGGCCAGACACATCACCCTCTACTAATTACGTACTCCTTCGACGTGGCAAGCGTCACGATTATTTCACTGGGGCGCTTCCATGGCCACAAAAGGGTGGCACAGCTGTTACGATCCCTATCGGAACATCAGCACCTGTATACGGAACCGGTAAGGCCATTGGATTAACAGATGGAACTAATAATTACGGTTTTGGTACTGCTACAGCTGGAACACAATATAACGCTAGTTCTACTGGCGCTTATAACACAAACGTAGGTTCGGCTATGAGTGGTACTTTGTCCACTCTTAATAAATCTCTAGGTGTTGTTACATCTGGTGTTTCTGGTCTTTATGCTGATTTGTCTGCTGCTACAGCAGCAACCATTAATCAGTTACGCCAGTCTTTTCAAATTCAAAAATTGCTCGAGAGGGATGCCCGTGGAGGTACTAGATACACTGAGATTCTTAGGGCTCACTTTGGTGTCCAGTCACCTGATGCCCGTTTACAACGGCCTGAGTATCTTGGTGGTGGCTCTACACCTATTAATATTCAGCCTATTGCTCAAACTTCTGGCACGGGTGCGTCGGGCCAGACTACACCTTTGGGTAATCTCGCCGCTTACGGCACTTATCTTGCTCCAGGGCATGGTTTTACTCAGTCATTTGTCGAGCATGGTTACGTTATTGGTCTTGTAAGTGTTAGAGCAGATTTGACTTATCAGCAGGGTTTGCGACGTCATTGGTCTCGTTCTACTAGATATGATTATTATTTCCCTGCGTTTGCTATGCTTGGTGAACAAGCAATTCTCAATAAAGAAATTTATGTAACTGGTGGTGCTACCGATTCTCAGGTTTTTGGTTATCAAGAACGTTGGGCTGAATATCGTTATAACCCTTCAGAGATTACTGGTCTTTTCCGTTCTACTTCAGCTGGCACTATTGACCCATGGCATTATGCTCAGAAATTTACTTCGCTTCCTACGTTGAACTCTACTTTTATCCAGGATACCCCGCCATTGTCACGAAACTTGGCTGTTGGTGCTGCTGCTAATGGTCAGCAGTTGTTGTTGGATGCATTTTTTAATATTAATGCCGCCAGACCATTGCCAATGTATTCTGTGCCTGGTTTGATTGACCATTTCTGATCATGGACATTCTCGGAATTTTAGGTGGTGCAGCCGGGTACGCTCTTGGTGGCGTACCTGGTGGTTTGCTTGGTGCTTCTATTGGTGGTGGTATTGATGCCAATGAAGCACGTAAACAAGCAGCTGAGTCCGCTAATGAGTTTTCTGCTCAGCAGTACTCTACTAGGTACCAGACGCAGGTGAAGGATCTGCAAGCAGCTGGTTTAAACCCAATGCTTGCATATTCACAAGGCCCTGGTGCTTCTCCAACTGGACAGCAGTATCAGTATGTTAATCCTTATGAAAATGCATCTAGGGATTATGCTTCTGCATATAACGTTCAGCGCGAAGGCGAACGCATTGAATCTGATACACGTCTTAAGGACGCCCAAAAAGTTTCTCAAGAATCAATGTCTAAGCTTAATGATGCGCAGCGTGAACTTGTCAATGAAACTGTTAAAAAGGTTATAGAAGAAACTAAGAATATTTCTACTGATAACGCAAGGATTAAAGCTTTAACCGATACAATTTTAGAGCAAAAGAACTTGTATTTTGCACAAGGACTTACTCAACGCGCTCTAGGTGATATGTATAGAGCTACTGCAGATAAGCTAAAAGCTGAG